TAGTATTACCCCCGTGCCGGGATCAGAGACATTTGACCAATAGTTGACTATGAATAATAGCCCTTGGATTAGATGACACGTGGACGCTCAGGATCTGTGATGCTAGTGAAGCGCTTAAGCTGAACGAATCTGACGGAAGAGCGGACATACGCACATGGATTATGGCCCACATGTCTAAAGTGTATCTCTTTACAGCTATATTGATGTGACGTAAGATGCTTTACTTCGCCTCGAAGTAAAGTAGGAAATTGCTCGCTAAGTTATTCTTTTCTGAAAGAAATTAATTTAATTCTAAATTAAATTAAATGAGTGGCTATAAATAGATGTTTCGTCTTCGTTGTTTTACAACGAAGCTTAGAATCTTGTGTTAATGGCGTTAAGGTATTTCTCTCATCTTCCTGAAGAACTGAAGGAGAAGATTATGAACGAGCACTTGAAGGAAATTAAGAAGAAGGAATTTCTAGAGAATGTAATTAAAGCTGCGTGTGCTGTGTTCGAAGGTTTAACAAAGAAGGAGTCTGTTGAAGAAGACGACATACTACGCTTCTCTGGGTTTCTGGAAGGTCTGTCTGCATATTATGCAGAGGCGACGAAGAAGAAGTGTTTAGTTAGATGGAAGAAGAGCGTTGCAATAAATCTGAAATGGAGAGTTATGGAGGAGATGCATTACAAGCTTTATGGATTTGCAGACATGGAAGATTTATATTGTTCAGAGTTAGGGTTTCCTAATTACGGTGAAGACGATGTAGCTTATCACGATGGTGCAATTGTAAATTGTAAGCAATTAGAAGTTGTATTTGATGATTTAGGTATTGAGTTTATGTCTATTGTAATTGATAGAGGTTCTATTAAGATAGAATTATGAGATGTAATTGTGATTAATGAATAAAGAGTTGTTATTATTCTTTGAATTACTCCGCGAAGCGGTGTGTTATGTTTTTGTTGGAGACATATGACGTCATATGTCTCGCCGACAGGCTGGCACGGGGCT